CAGCTACCTCAGTTAGTGAAACAATAAACGGAACTACGCATACATGGCAGGGATTAAATCTAGATCAAAGACCAAACTGGACTCAATCAAATCAGGGAGATGCCTTTCAATTTACAGAAGTTTATCAAGCACCTGGAATGGAATCCATAACCGACATAACTCGCACGATCCAAAGTACAAGCGTAACAGATACCACAACTATCTTCTCGCAATAAGTCTGCTAGGTAATCCTGTACTAGCTAATGTGTCAAACACTAGTGCTCCCAGTGCATCTGCGTCAGGCAGTGTATCGAATTTCGCCACGCAAGTGCTTGGGGGTCCTATGGTAGAAAATATGTACGGAAATAATATAAAGTGTTCTGGACCACAGATGACCGTTAGCCCATTCGTCACCACTTCGTTTAACCAAAAGCGACCACAGGACTACATCTATCATACGCCCGTGTACGATCCAACAGACGAGGATGACAATGGTGTGCCAGATAACCCAGGAAATATACTTTACTATCAAGAAAACTATAGTGGTAACAAGGATTCTTTAGGATTAAACTTTGGATTTGCACTTACATTTAATATTCCACTAGATAACAGGTTTCAAGATTCTTGTCTTGATGCAGCTAACACACAAATAAATTTACAAAAGCAAGAATTAAATGCAAAGCTGCTCAACTATGAAATAGCCAGATTGAAAAATTGCGGAGAATTGATGTTGAAGGGAATATATTTCGATCCTAAAAGTAACTTCGCAAAATTATGTGAGGGGGTCATTGTTCAGCCACCTCCAAATCAAGTTATACCGCACAGTCACAAATTGACCCAGTAGATAAGCCACGGGTATTAAACTCATCTACGGATAATTATTCTACATCTTTTTTCTTCTTTGTAAGCTTTTTTATAATATTTTTTACTAAGGGTTTGACAATATTAAGCAGTAATGGAGTAGAGGCAGCAACAGTAGCAATAACAGCAGTGCTAACAAGCTGTGGAGGATTCGGTATGTATTGCTCGATGAATTTAACGTCTTCATAGAGAGTTATACATTCACTACCATCTTCGCTTCTTTCGTGTCCGATAACACGCTCCAGTTTAAATTCGTTACGATAATCTCCTACTCTTTGATCTTTTTTGCCAGGACAGGCTACAAACAGTGGATCATCTTTTTTCTTTTTTGGTTCGTATTTTGGAGGTTCTACTGTAGGCTGGACAAATTCTTGTTCCTGATTTTGGGGGGTTTCTGATTGCGTGTATACAAATTCGTTGGGGTTATACTGCAAAGGTTCAAAACTAGGAATACTGAAATTACCACATTCTGTATATGTGCCATATTCATCTTTATCACTATCAATAAGACTTGTTAGATTGTTTCTATGTACTCTTACACAACCAGGAATATCAACTAAAGGTTTACTTATATTATTTAATGTTTGTATATCAGTTTTCCATACGGGTATTTCGTGTATTTCAACTTTGTTTATATTTATACGAGGTATATCAATCGAAGGCATCTCTTTTCTTCAATACTTCTACCTCTGAAAAGCATTTAGGACAAGATAAGTTAGTCATTACTGAAAACTCAGGATAACCATTCATATCTTCTTCGATATCAATGTCTCCACCTATAATTAATTCAGTGTCGCACCAGTAACAGTTCATTTTTCGCTAAAATATTTATACATTGCAAAAGCACAAGCACTATAAATAATAATTGCCAAAGTAACACTAAGTATAGGTACAAACATTTATTTAACTTTAATTGGTATAGATGGACCTGTAACTTTAGGTAATCCTTTATCTAATAATTTAGGCATCATTCCTTGTACGTTACCTAATATTTCATTCATTACTTTTGATTTAAACTGCTCTGAAGTTACATACTTGTAACCTATTACGCCTGTGGCAGTCATGGAAGCTACCATAACAAATGAGATGATACTTAAAACATTAGCTATTTTTTGAAACATGATAAGAGAAGCACTAATTAAAGCAAGCGTACCAATAACATTTATGGTACTTTTCCTGATTATAGGATTAGCACCACTTTATGTCATGTATGGAATTATCGACAGAAATATTCCTGTAAAAACTAACTAGCTGGTACGAAACTTCCCTGCGTAGGTGTCTTTTGTTCACTTATACCTAGCACAAGATTATTCTCAATATTTGTAACTTCATCCGTTCCAAGAACAGCTTTTACATCAGCAATAATATCTGCTGTTTTTAAGTCGGTTCTACTAGTTAAAGATTCTGGTTTAGTCAACGCACAGCTTCCATAAGATGATGCGGAATAATCACCATCAACTCTAGTTACTGTCCAGTGTGCAGTGTGACAAAAGCCATCGTCTACATCAAAATCGACATTAGCTAATGCCCAGGTAACAGTTGCCATAATTAAAAGGCAACGCCTGTTGCTTGTACTGGTGTGTTAATTAAATCTATTTCTGCTTTTAAACTTGTTTCTATAGCAGTCACAGCATCCGTTCCAAGGCTATCTTTAACCCAAGTTATCATAGTTGCACTGTCTGGTGTCTTTTTAGATTCGTCAAAGGCAATAAATCCAGAAGGTAATGACTCAGGCTTGACGTAGGTTATTTCGCCTGTATGTCTTGCCTTTTCTTCTGTGCCATCCATTCCTTTTACTCGATAGACAACATTTGTAAAATAACCATCAGCAATATCTCTTTTACAAGCACTGCCATTGATTTCCCATGTGTAAGTAATAGCCATGATAAAAAATGCTTTTATTAATAGTTTAACCTTATTCTACGACTTCGCTTGGAGTTTCAACACCCTCTTCTTCTTGTACTTGAGAGAGCAATTCCATATACTGATGATTTTTCATGTCAAACTCAGCTTTTAATTGAAGTCTTTGATTTTCTAATTTTTTTTGCTCTTCTAATAAAGCATTGTGTTTATTTTGAGCATCAAGTGCTTCTTGTTTACGTTTTTCGCATCTGTCAGATAGTTTTGACATAAAATTTTTGTAATTATTTTAAAGTGTAGCTGTTGGAACGTATAACGGCAATACGGCTTACGCTGCTTCTAATTTTTCTACACGACCAATTAATTCCTGTACAGCAGCTACAAGTAAAGGTACAAGTTTACTTTGATCTATTCCCTGATAAACTGGATCACCATTTGAATCAACCTCATCTTTTGTACCTGAGATTGCTTCTGGAACTGCTGTTATTTCATGTGCAAAAAATCCATCAATTGTTGTATCTGGTGCAGCTTTAAAATTAAATCTATATGGTTTTAAAGTTTTTAATCTTGTAATACCATCAGATATAGCAACAGCATTTTCTTTTAATCTGTAATCAGAACTTGTTAGATAAGCAACTGAAGAATTTGTAGACTTAATAAATCCTACAGCATTAGTGCCTCTCATAAATTCAATAAAATCTCTTTGTGTGCTATCTACATTTGTTGATCTATTAATTCGCAAAACAGCAGCAGAATCAGTATCTTCCAGTATTTCAAGCCTTTTATTTGGTGAGGTAGTATTGATACCAACTTTTCCAGTGTTATTTATTAATAATCTATGAGTACTGCTTGAAGGAGTGCCTGATTTTATACTAAATGTACCTGCGGAAGTATTATTATCGGCTCTTACAAGCCAATGGTTTGCATTTGCATCTAAAAATAATGCTGCATCTCCAGAAGTTGCTGTTCCTTCTACTTCAAGAACAGGATTAGTGCCAGTTACTTTAGCACCAACACTTGTTGTTTCAAGCTTTGTACTGCCATCGTACATAAGTTTCACAGTATCATTAGCTATGCAGCGAACCATCATTTCATCGCCAGAACTCTTTAGTCTCAAATCATTGTTCATTAGTACTAAAGTTGCACTTGTATCGTCTTTTATAAAACTATCCGTACCATCGTGAAAAATTTCTATGTCATTTGATGTACCAAGAAGCAACTTAACATTATCTGGCATATATAATTGATCTCTACCAAAATGATGTGTTCTTTTCCAAGCTGACCCATTCCAATGATGGAAATTAAAACCTGTACTACTATTTGCAGGTAGATCACTTCCATCTGACATTGCCAACAAAAAGGCATTATTACTAGATCCTGTCCATTGAATACTATCGCCTGCTACTGGTCCTTGGAATTGACCTGTCCACTGAGCACCAAAAGCAAAAGTTTCTAATCTTTTAACGTTGTCGTAATATAGCTCTACAGCTCCGTTTGTTATAAATTTTGCTATTGTCTCAGTATTGTCATTACTTTGAATATGGACTTCATTACCATCTAACATTAAGTTACCAGTACCATTATCAGAAATCCTAGAATTTGTACCATCGTGAAAAATTTGTAAATCTTGAGAAGCACCTAGCTGTAGTTTCTTGCCATCTGTTGGTATATTTACATCTTGATTTGAGGTAAGTCTTAATACTTCGCCACCACCAGAAAAAATTGTCATTTCGTTGGCTGTAGCACCAAGTCTGACATATGAATTATCTGTTGTATTTTGATCTAGAAAAGCTATATAAGCATTATTTCCGTTTGTATTGTGAATATCAAGTATTCTATTGTTACCTTGATTGCTTATAAGTACACCAGTTGTCGTAGTTTCTAGCTTTTTACTGCCATCATAATATAACTGTACTGCTCCATTATCTATAAATCTTGCCATATATTCGCCAAGATCAATACCACCTAAAATATTAAATGAATTATTAATACCGAAATTAAGACTACCTGTAGCACTAGTTAATATGGAGTCCGACCCATCATGCTGAAGTATTAAGTCTTGAGAAGTTCCAAGTCCTATTCTTGTACTATCATTTGCAAGAAAACCCCAATTACTTGTTCCAGAACCTACAAATAAGTACCCAAATAGTGTTGCTCCATTAGCAGTTGTCTCAAACTTTTTGCTGCCATCGTGGTAGAGTTCAACTGCTCCATCTGCAAAACCTTTAATTATACCTTCTTGATCGTTATAGCTATTAAAGACATAACCATTTGCTCTTCCTCTAAATTGACCAGCTTCTATAACTTGCAAATTACCAGTTGAGTTTTCAATTATGCTATTTGTACCATCGTGATAAATTTGTAGGTCAGAACCAGCACCAGCTACAAACTTACCGTTATCAGGTAGCTTTACCAAACCTGCACTGTCTATTCTTAATCTTTCGGTAGGAGAAGAAGCACCATCAGCTGTTGTACTGAATACCAAACGACCTGGCATGTCATTTTCACCAGGAGTTCCATCTACTAATCCCTCTATACTTGCTCCAACAGTATTTAAATCAACTCCATCATGTCCAAAAAAGTTTATTTCTCCAAGTTGGTCGTTATCTTGAACAATCGTATTATTTCTTGCACTACCTAAAGCAACCCGACAACCTCCATTAAAATTACCTTGCGATAGAAAAGAAGCAACTTCACTTACATTACTACCTACTACTTGAAATCTATGAGCAAAACCAGCGATACTTGTTGCACTAGTAGTTCCAACAAGCAAACGCTGTGAACTATCAACTCTTAATGCTTCACTGCCACCAGTCTCAACAGAAACAGCATTAGCAGCAGGGAATCTAATAGCAGTATCTGTATCGCCAGAATGTATTATTTTATCAGGAATAGTTAAATCACTTGTAGATGTTATAGCTCCAGTTACAGCTAACGTACCAACAACACTTACTCCAGTATCAGCAGTTAATCTTGTTGTTCCTCCAGCAGCCAAACTAACTGTATTCGTTCCACCAAATATTCCACTATCGCTATCTCCAAAATGTATAGAAGGTGCTGAATTACTTCCAGCAGTAGCAGCAACTACTCCTGTCAAAGTACCACCAGCTAACGCAAGGTAAGTACTATTTGATGTGGTACGTTCTGCTGTTGTTACCGCATTTAATCCAGCAGGGGTTACAACTCTATTCGTAGCAGATCCAGCAGTAGTTTCACTGTTAGTTGCTAATTCTGCAATACCCGAAACTGTAGTTGTAGCAGTAGGTGTAGTAACAGATCCTGGACCAAATATTTTTACAATCGTATTATCACTGGCTCGCATAAAGCCACCGATGCTATTTATATTTGCGTTAAGTGCTATCTCACCGACAGCAGGTAAATCAGATGTACTCGGAGTACTATCCTGTACAACACTATTCTTTAATTTAATTTGAATTGCCATAGTTTACCTTGACTTAATTAAAGGATACATGAATTTAGTAAGTTCCTCCACTTATTACTGAAACATTTTGAAAAGAACCGCCTGCTTGCATTACTAATATCTGACCTGTTTGCGGACTGCTAATAGTAACGTCAGATAAATCATTCAAACTAGACACACTACCAGGTCCAGATAAGGTATCAATTCTATCCCAATCATTTAAGCCCATACATAAACACCAATCACCTGCGTCAAAACTTGTTGCTGGTACAACTGCTGTTCCATTTCCAGGAGTTATACAAACAAAGTAAGCACCTGTTAATGTTGCTGTACCTGCTGGAATTGCATTACCTACGCTAAAACCTGCTGATGTTCCAAAGGTTGTCAGAGTAACTATAAGTCCGTTTGTTGCGTTAAATGTTCCGCAGAATCTAAGGTTTTCTTCTGATAATCTTCCAAAACCAACAGAGAAAAAGCTATTACCGTTAAATATTCTTAGTTGTCCTGTAGATTCCTGTAACCAAAAAACACCAGTAGGCAGATCAGATATATCGGGAGATGCTTCTTGTATAAATCCAGTAGATAAGTTTGCTAACTTATCCATTGTTATAGAATCATTAGCTAAGAAATTTGTACCAAAAGTACCAGTTGTTATTTTTGTAGTCGGTAAACTTGGTACGTCACTTGCAACAAGTGTAGTTCCAGCAGTAACAATACCTTTTGTGGATACCGTAACTTTTGTATAAGAACCTGCTGCAACACCACTATTAGCTATTGATAAAACACCTGCACCTGACACTGTTAAAGGTGTAGAAGTGGTAGGAACAGACATAGCACCTACAGCAGTAGTTGTAGCCACTGGTAAGTCTGATGCAACTAAAGGAACAGAACCTGTAATTAGTCCTTTATTACTAAATGTAATTCCTGATCTAGTAGTACCAGTAATAGTATTATTAATTGAAATTGCACCTAAATTATTTACAGTAAGACCACCTGCTGATGGTACGCTTACACCTCCAACTGCTGACGCTGTAGCTTCTGGTATATCACTTGCAACTAATGCTGCTGTAGATGTTATTAATCCCTGTGCGTTATATGTAATACCATTTCTAGCAGAAGCTCCACCTGTTACTGCATTATTTATTCCTAAATTACCTGATGCTACATTTAATGATCTATCAATATTTGCTGTATTTAATTTTGCTGCTGTTATAGTTCCGTCTGTTATCTTTGTACCCGCAATTCCTGATGCTATTTTTGCGTCAGTAACAGCAGAAGTTGCAATCGCAGCCGTATCAACAGCATTATCAGCTAATTCACTAGAACTAACTGCATTAGCAGCTATTTGTGTAGCAGTGATAGTATCATCTGCAATCTTGGCAGCAGTAACAGCATTGTTAGCTAACTTTCCTGTAGTAATATTTAAATCTGTAATTTTTGCAGTCGTAACAGCATTAGATGTTAAAGCTGCGGTGTCTACTGAGTTGTCAGCAAGTTCAGACGCTCCAATAGCATTAGCAGCGATATTACCGGCAGTGATAGTATCAGAGGCAATCTTTGCACCTGTTACAGCAGTATTTGCAATAGCAGCAGTATCAACTGCATTATCTGCTAATTCATTTGCAGTTACAGCATTATTAGCAATTTGAGTTGCAGTGATGCTTGCACTTGTAATTTTTGCTCCAGGGATATCACCATCACTAAAATTAGTCTTTGCAAAAGTAACAGCACTATCAGCTATCTTTCCAGTTGTAACTGCTGTATTCGCTAATTTACCTGTCGTTACATTCAAATCTGTTATTGCTGCTGTATCTACAGCATTATCTGCAAGCTCACTGGAAGTAATAGCATTTGCTGCTATTTGTGTAGCTGTAATTGTATCATTAACTAATTTTGCACCAGTTATTGTCGCATCTGTAATCTTTACATTGGTAACTGCATTATCAGCTAAAGTTGCAGTGACAATTTGACCTGCTGATAATGGATAACTAAGTGCTGTAGCTGGTATTGATGCTGAATCTACTAACCCAAAAGCACCTTGAACAAGGTTTTTTGCAGTTATTTTTTTCGTTTCTGTTGCACTGACATCAGCTACCGCAATCGGGTCTGTAGCTTGTAAATTAGCTGAACTTAATTCGGGTAATTGTGTTATTTGTAAATCAGCCATGTCAGGTAACTTTTATGTATATCATAAATCTTATTTTAAGTATCTTCAAGTAAAATACCATCTCCATCCTCTTGCAGTATTAAATCACTGTTTTCTTGTAATAAGAATGATGGTGGAACACCGTTATGTAGTTTAATCTCACCATTAGTTACAAATTCTATTCGTGCTTCAACCAAACCAGTTGCAGGTACATTGACCGCTACATTGGTAACAACGCACATTGATTGATACCAAACACTATTTGTAGATTGACTTGGATCGTTATATAAATAAAATCTTCCTTCAAAATCTGCTCCTTGTTGCATACGGACCAATAATTGACTTAAATAAACAGGAAATTCTGGGTTAGAAAAATCAGAAGTATCGTTTTGAAAATTTCTATGTTGCCATATTGTTTGTATTGTTCCCTGTCCTGATATAAGACCACTTTCATATTGTTGCCTAAATTCTTCTCCTAAATTAGTAACATCAACAGTATCTCTTGTTGTCGTAATTTCAAATTCAGTAATCTTTGCAAGAGGTCTAAATTTAGTATTTCTGGTGCGTATTAATATATTTTTTGTTGAAGATGGTGCAGTTAATGTAAGTGCATTTGTAACTTCACCAGTTAAAGCAGTTGCAAAATTGTCATATAACCTAATTCCACCCATATCATCAATATGGATAAATTTACGAAGATCAGGGAAGCTGTGATTAGCTAATAATTCTAAATTACTCCCATCAACAGTTTCTATTTCAACTTGATCTCCTGTAATTAATGAACCATCTACATTTTCAACAGAAAATCTTTTTTTAGTTGTATTTACATCAGCAGGGTTTAGAGATGTTCCTATTTCAGAATTTAATGCATCACGTTTTAACTCAATAAAACCTGTCGATCCAAAATAAATAGACATTTATATAGCAAGGTCAGTAGGTGCTCCTTTAGCTTCAAAACTTATATCTGCTGCTGTTACTTCTCCTACTGCACTTGTAATACTAATACTTGTTGGAATTGCTAAAAACTCTATAAATCTACCAGCAGTAGACCCATCAGCAATCCTTAATTTAAATTTCATGGCAGTGCTTTCTGTATTAACCCCATCATTTCCTTCACTATCACCTTGTTTTATACATTTTTGTATTAAGGTGGAAAGCTGACCAGCACCACCTCCAGCACTTTCTTGATAATAATAAACACTGGCACTACCTGTATAACTTCTTGTTCCATGAATAATAGTTCTATCAGTATCTTCTAAAGAAACAGTTTCTAGTACTGCTTGATTAAAAGTAAAAGACCATGATCTAACTTTGGCAACTTTCGTACCATCTACAAATAATTGTCCTTCTTTCCCAGAATAAAAGCCAGCCATCGTTTTAATTTAATTTTAAATACATTCTAATCCCCATCGAGGCAAGCGACAAATTTACATTGCACATTTGATCTATTACGTCTGACACTTGTAACTGTTGGAGGACCATCATATCTATATCTTAAACCTAAAGGAACTGCATCAAAGTATGCAGCAAGATTTCCTAATGATCCATCAGACATAGTATGTCCATCTCCACCAATACCTGCTAACCCTGAGTTCTGATTAAAAGTTACATAGTCATATACAGAATTTACCTGTCTATAATTTTCTAAAATTTGAAAAGCTTGTGAGTCTAAAATATTTGTAAAATTTAATGTAAGTTTTGCATCTACCTGTTTGTTTCCATATCTAATAACACTTTTTGCACCATTTTGAGCTACAAATTCAGTTTGTGGGAATGATCCTGGTGTATAAGTTCTTGATGTAGGTTTAATATTTGGAAACGGTATTTCAGATGTCATTATTCTCTAATTGTATGGAAAGAAGGTTCATCATCATCATTATAATAATCTAATATTGCCAAAGTTTTATTTGCTGTCAAAGGTGTATGACTTCCAGATATTTCAATTAAACCATCCTCTGCATAAGTCATAGACTCAACCTTATAAACTCTATCAGTTGTGCTTGTATCAGGAACAGTAAATACACATCCTCTAAATCTACTGGTAGCTAAATTATTTCTTATTGAGATAGCGGTTGGTTCTGATACATCAGAGTCACCAGGTTTCCAAAAAATAATTTGTGTTCCATTTGTAATTTCTTTTTGACTTTGTATTACACCATCTTCTGTTATAACACCATTAGCAAATCTACTAGTATGAGTAGCTTCTGAATGTAATCTAATATAATCTCCAGGTGCTAAGTGCATTGCAGATTGTGGTGTTGTTTGAAATGAAACACCATGATCTATAAGTTCTCTTGTTTTTAAAGCATATTTTAAGAATATACTTGCGTGTTCAAAAGATGTACAAAATAAAGACATATCAAAACCTTCCCTAGGATCTTCGTCTTTAGCATCTGTTACTCGCAAACCTAAAGTTTTTGGCTCCGCAAAACCATTTAATTTTTCTTTTCTATATGTAGCAAAACCTTGAAAATTTTGACGCTCTTCTGGACTTAAAAATGTAGCCTTTAAATTTTTTATATTTCCATCAGTAAATAATGCTTTTATTTGAATCCTTTGGTTTGGATCTATTTTAAAAGTAACTGGATCAAAAGGAACAGAAGGATATAATGCAAATCTTCCACCTAAAATTGTAAAATCTAATAAACAATAAGAAGCATTTTGAAAAATAAATTCTCGTAGATTTTTTTCATCAACTATTACACCGTCCCAAAATAATCTGTTAGCCCTACAAAACTTAGCAGCTATAGTCATTCGTTCTTCGTCAACAGAATTAACACCAATTAAATCACCAGCACCTATTTGTGGGTCAGTTAGTAAAGCAAAAGTAATTTCTGGAAATAAATTTGTAGGTCCAGTTCCACCATCAATAAGTCTTCTAACAGATATGCCTTCTTTAAAATAGGCAGAAAATTGTGTAAAACTAGCAAATTCCTTTGAACTATTTAATCTAATACCAGCCATTGCTAAATTTGAGTATGGCATTGCTGTATTAGAAATCATTTCATTTACATAAACAATTTCATGTTCTGGGTTTTCCATATGACTAGGCACTTCAGCTTCGTAAGAAATAAAATCAGCAACGGCATCTAAAGGTCTTAAGTTTCTTGAGCTTAAACCAGCAGAACCATCTTCAGCTCCACTAGGCCAAACATTAGTTATATTTGTTACTCTTTCATCTCCATTATCATTTAAAACTTCAACTGGAAAATCACTATCAAGACCCAAAATAGGCACAACATTAGAAAGTCCACTAAATGTTTTTCCTCCTCCACTAACACTTGGAATATTTAGCTTAGTACCTTTTCTATAAGGACCGCCACCGTCTGTTACTCTCCATGATGCTATTTCATTGCCATATAGTTTAATTTGTACTTTTGCTCTGCTAAAACCAGGTAAATCCGTTTCTCCTCCTGTCAATTCAATATTATTAAAGGTAGCTACAGGGTTAGCTGGACCAGGTTCTAATGTATATCTTTCAATTGTGCGCCTACTACGCCTCCAAGCATTGTATTTTTTTTCTCCTCCTCTAAATTGTGTTGTTTCATCATATTGAAAAATTAAAGAGTCTGACTCTCCAATATTTTCACCTTTCCAAATAAATTGATAACCTGATTTTACCCATCCATTAAACCAAACATAGCTTTTATTTCCTGGGTTATCTGCATGAGTTACATATAAGGTTTCTTTCAATACATAACGAAAACCACCTTCTAAAGGAATAACACCTTGAGATGTCTGAGATAAACCACTAACAGTATGTCTTGTATCAATAATTTTACCTAAATAAAATTCTGTATTACAGGCATCTGGTTCATTTAGGTTTATGTTAAGACCTGTATATCTAAACTGGTAAATTAATCCAGTTGCTTCTGATTCAAAAGTATCAGCCTGTAATTCACAATTTTCTTTTAACAAACGAATTATAGAATTTTTATTTCCTAAAAAAAACCTAACAATATCATTGCCATTATAGGGTTGAAATCTAAATTCATATTGACCTAAAGGATGGTTTATTCTTATGAAGTTATATTGTGGTTGTGGCGTGCGACCTTTAATAGCAAAAGGTTTTCCATTATCAATAGTTTCAAAATCATCATCTGTACCAGCTTTTCTTGCTTGTAATCTAAAAAAACTATATCTTGTGCAATATTTATTCAATGAACCTAAATTTATATTTCCATTATCATCTTGATAAGATTTTAAAGTACCTTTTGGATTTGCGTAGCTAAAACCACCAGGGTGACTATTTACATTTGAAAAACCAGTTATTTGTTTGTAAACAGTAGACTTCAAACCTATTTCAGTAGTATCACAATTTCTATTATTAGATACTGTTGCCATTGCTGATCTTTGCAAAATATTAAGTTCATCAGGGGCATGAGCAGATTCTAAACCAGCAGTACCACTTCTTATATCAAGACTATGATCTCCAGATCCTAAATCAGTTATTTCAAAAATAAAATCTTTAAAATTACCTCTTTCCCATATACCCTGTTGAGGTATTTCAACACAAACACCAAAACAATTACCAATCATATAAGACTCGCCTAATGTAATATTGTCATCAATACGTTCTCTATCAGAATCTACACTATTTCTAACATCTTCCTTACCCCAAGGATCAAAACTTCCTAAGTTTGACTCAGGGTCCATATCTCCTATCGTGTATTGAACTTTATCTCCTATTTGTAATTCTACTCTTCTAATATTTGATGCTGGTTCTACACCATTTATTCTCATAAAACCTGCATACCTTGGAAAATAAGTAGCAATTTTTCTTCTTTTTACATCTATGTCATCTTTTTGTGCATCTTCAGCGGCATCTGGTTTTAAAACTAATTCATAAAGTAATTGAAATCTCATTTGATTTGGCATTGGACAAAACGTACCAAATCTTGTTTGTGTAGAAGGTGATCTTACACCCGAAAAAACTCTATCAGATGGACCTTCTGTAAAATCACTATCAACAGAAAAAATATCGTCTACCATCTCAGCACCATTTCTATCTTTTTCTGGTGCTAAAGTGCCTTCATCATATTTGTTAGATTGTTTTAATCTATTTTCACCATAAGGTGCATCTTCACCATTTTGAGGTATATTTCTATCCTCTGAACCTGTTTGAGGTGCTACGCCACCATTGTAATAAACAGCAATCTTTGCTTTTGTATAATTTTTTAACAGTAAATCTCCTATGGCATAACCAGCAAAATCAGGAGGTAATGGTATTTGACCATTACTTAAAACAAAACAAGCTTTTAATTGTTGATGCGTTCCCTTGCTTAAAAGTTGTGACCATACAAGTCTTGAATTAACCCTTGTACCACCTGTTATTAATTGAATATTATTATTAAGATCAGTGACTTCTCTTTTTGTAAAGACTAAAGGTATTATTTCACCTAAATCTGCAAGTTCTTGTACTGAATTAAAACCAGTTTGCGGTGCAAATCTCTTTGCAGATGCAGCACCTTCTGTTGTTAAACTAGGAGGAGTTTTTGGTGCTCTTGGTTTTGGTGTTAAAGCAGCAGAAACATAACTTAAAGCAACACCTATTGCAACAACACCATAAAAACCTATGCTTACACCGAATACAGACAAAGGTGCTATTGCCACAGGTGGCATATTAACAATATCAGGTATTAAATCATATGCTTTTGATCTTTTACCATTAACAGACTCTATTAAATATATAAACTCCCAATATTCTTCTTCAGTAATTCCTAATGCTTCACAAAGTTGTGTTTCATGGGGTAGTAACGATCTACTACCTCCAAATATTCTAGGGGACTCCATTTTACCCCCCACTCTTCGCAACTTAGCCATCCTTCTTCCCAATAAACAGCAAGGCCAAATCCCTCATTTGATTTACATAATCCAACTGTACCTATCTTACTGTGTTCTGTCTTGTTTCCCCACTTTTCAAGTTCTTCTTTGAATATTTGATATTCTCCTTTACGAAATTTTCTATACCAACTTCTAGTTGGCTCTGGTGTTTTTATTCCATAGTTAGCTAAAACTGTTTTTGCTAAATGTAAACAATCAACAGCACCATTTTTTTCTGGATCAGCACCTAGTCTATATGGCATACCAATTAACTTGGCAGGTTTCATCGGTTTTGTATATCACCAGTAACAGGTAACGATCCAACAAGCCCTGTTGTTAATCTTCTATTAGGTGCAGTGGTTCCAACAGCATCTATAGAACTTGATAGTATTACTTCTATAGTTTCAAAATCATAAGACATAGAAGCTGCTAACCAATTATCTCTTGTAAGAAAATAATTTCCATATATTTGTTTTGGCTGTAAATTAGCTGGATTTACTACTGATACAAATATCTCTACATAGTATTTATTAAGTACAGCTTCTTGTGCATAATTCATTGCAAGATCATTATTAGCAAATAATAAACCAGCTTCTAAATTATCCCCTGATCTGTTTTTTGCAGCACCTTGATATATAAATGGTAAATAATAATAGTCTTGATTATCAACAGGAAAATTAATTTTATTGGTTTCTGCTTTTACATATTTATCTCTTTGTGTAGTTGTATCTCTAACACTTAATGATGCATAATCTTCTCTTCTTGCATTTTGATATCTTTGTTTAACATCACCATTAGAATCGTAAACATTCATAAAAGTGACAATAGTTGTAATGCTCATATACCTATTTTAGATCGTTGACTACGACTATTTTTTAAAGTACTCATCATTTTTGATTGACCCATTGAAGCTCCTTGTTGTGCAGCAGTGCTAATAATTCTAGGTACAGCATCTTTTGGAACGTAATCATCTCCATTAAAGTTTAGGACAGGTCCAGTATATTCAACAACTGTACTACCAGAAGCACCTGCAACTGTACCAGCTTCGTGACTACCACCTGGAATTACAGCACCACCTCTAGCACCTGCTGAATATCTAGCCATTGCACCATCCATTTTTGATGAAGGAATTATATATTCTGGTTCGCCACCTTCTCCAACCATTCCAAGTGTAGGAGAATTGACAACACCACCATATTGAAAAGCTTTAAACCCACCTGCTCTACTGTATGAACCTTGCTCACTAAACAAACCACCAAATAATGAACCAAAAGCTCTATTTAAGAACAATGAAGCTAACTGTCTTGCGACACCAGCTAGTGATTGACTTAAAGATTTAGTTCCATCAATCAATCCCATGACAGCACTTGTCATGTTAGTAGATAAGATATTTGTAATTTGTTCTTGTACTTCTTTTTGATCTTTTAATTTATCGTTTAATTTGATTGCATTTTCAATACGATTTTTTTCTTTTTCACTAATTTCACTAACTTGAATGTTATTTGCTTTAGCAAATTTTAATTTTTCTTGTTCTATTCTTGCTCCTTGGTCACCTAAAGTTAACTGATCTTGTAAAAATTTATTTTGATCGGTTATACCTTTCATTTGATCATTTAAATTTTTTAATCTTGAATTTGATAAGTCATCTTCATCTTGTTTAGTTTCTTGATTTAATTGTTTTGTTAATTTTCGTACTCTGTCAATATTATTTTTAAAATCTAAAATTGCCCTGTCATACTCAGTAGCACCACCTAAACCGTCACCTCCTCTACTTTGATCTCCACGACTTGCAATAATTCTTTGTCTAGAACTTTCTAAATCAGCTTGTGCTTTTTCTAGTTGAGATGAGGTTTCAAATTGTTCAGCTATAGGTTTAGCAACTTTATTAGCAGCCTCAGCAAATCCAGCAGCTAACTTAGTAAAAAATTCCCCTAACCCATTAGTAATAGTTTGAACATTTTGACCAAATTCTTTTAAAGCAGTTACACCTTTAGTTCCAATTTCACTATTCAATCTTTTCATTGCTTCATTAAAAGCAGCTTGTTTTCCTTCAGTTTGTTCTAAAACTTTTAAATATTGACCTGCTGGAGTACCTGCAATACCTAAAGATTGAGTCAACTTTTGAACATCCATTGTTAATGGATTCATCGCTTGTCCTAATTTTGCAACACTATCAGTAGCTTTTTGAATTTGTGAAACAACAGCAGTAGCAGCAATAGAACCAGCAAATCCTCCACCAGGTCTAGCTAATTCTCCAAGCCCACCACCAATACCACCAGCAAGTGCTTGTAGTGGGCCTCCACCAAATAACAAAGGAAAGCCACCACCAATAGCTGCACTTGAAAGTACTCTTCCTCTTCTACCACCTCTACCAAAACCTCCACGATTTCTACGATTTTCTAACTTATTTTCTTGTTTTAATAATTCAATTCTTTCTTTTAATACGTTATTTTCTTGTTGTAATAATTTAACTTCTTGAGATTGACCTACATTAACATTGCTTTGACCTTGAAGTTTTTTTAAACGCTTTTCTAATCTATTTAACTCACCTAAATTCGTTATTTTTATATTTATTGTGGCATCTACCTTTGACACAGCCTAAATTTCATACTTTAAACTTTATTATAAAAGATAAAATTACATACGTCTCTTAGATTTATTAATTTCTTTTTCTTGATCTTCATTAAGTATTTGAAAATATGCACTCCAACCAATAACTTCTTCTAAAGTCATTTGCCTTACTTGAGCAAGACTCATACCTAACTCTTTAGCAATACCAAACTGCAACAACATAAGATTGTCTTTTCGCAGTTCAGCACTTAGTCTTTTGGGTCAATAGGCTCTTCTTTTTCAGTAATCACTGCTGTAATTAATAATTGAAGATCTGAATCTCTTACTTCATTTTTTAAAACATCTATTTCACCAATCTGAAATAAAGATTGACCATTTTCATCCTTTGCTTTGGTCATCAACAAACGCAAAGCAAATTCATTAACATCATCAGATTTTGCCATTTTTTGTGCTCTTTCCTTTTCAGCCAAAGTCAAAGGTGTTACCCACATTTCAAAAACAGTACCATCAGATAATGTAACTTCTTTTTTTGTAGCTTCTAAATTAGCAGCTTTACGCAAACGATCAATAGCTCGCATAGTTTTGGTAGATGCCATAAATTAATTATATTTATTACTTAGTATACTAATCCTTTTACTAAATCTCAACCACTATGCTGTAGCAAAATCAAATGTAGGTTGTACAGCAGGTCTAAATTCTACACTTACAGTTTGTGCATCATCAGGATTAACATTTAGTGAAGCAGCTGTTAAGGTCGCTTCAAATTCAATAAATCTACTTAATGTGTCACTAACACTTCCACCAGTAAATACCTGATCCATATAAAGCTTCATAGATGCACCTACTTGCTGTCGTTGCAATACATCTTGCACCATACGGTTTACCATTGCTGTATCTTCGTTTGTGAAGTAAGCAGTTGCAGTACCTGTACCATCACCGAAACCTGCAATATATTTTCTAAATGGAGTGAATTGTGTTGGAGTACCACCAATAGTTGTTACATCTATTTCTTCTCTAGATATTTCA